TTTTTACGAGGGCGCGCCGAATCCGATATTTATACGGACAGAATCTGGCACAAAAGGATTATCAACGAAAGCGTTCCCCATATGCGAATCACTCGCGGATCTGCATTCCTGCCTTGATACGCTTATAAACCAAGAGCACGACTTTAAGACTGTGGTGCTGGATTCGGCGGACTGGGCTGAGAAGTTAATCATCAAGTCGATATGCGAGAAGGATCGCGTCGATAGCTTGGCGGCTGCGGCCGGCGGCTACGGCAAGGGTTATGATGTACTAGTGTCCGAGTGGTCCAAGATCATCGCAAAGCTTGATAACCTCAACCGAGTAAAGAAGATGTTTGTCGGTATAATTTGCCACAGCGTTGTCGCTCAATTTAACGACCCGGAGAGTGAACCGTATGACTACTATAAATTGAAAATGCACTCAGCGAAGTCAGGCAAGGCCGGGTCCTCGGATATGCTTGTCGAGTGGGTTGACGTGTGCGGATTCGCGTCAAGGAAAACAGTCACAACAACAAAGGGGGATAAAAAAGTAACTCGGGGCGTTGATATTTCCAACAACGCAAGTATACTCTACCTACGAGGCAAGCCGGCTTATGTGGCAGGAAACCGTTTCGGAATGCCGGCCGAGATTGATCTTCATTGGTCAAACTTTATCGAATCATATAAAGCAAACTCTTAACATTTAAACCCAAACAGGACTATATCAAAATGGCACAAATTAAACCTTTTACAATTGACCCAGAAAACGCACAAGATGAGTTCTCGCCCCTAGTAGGCAAGCATAACGTCATCTGGACCGATAGCGAGATGGTCGCGACCAAAGCCGGAACCGGTTTTTACCTTAAAGCCCAAGGTCAGGTTATCGACGGCCCGCGATCCGGTGCGGTTTTCTTCCACATGCTCAACCTTATCAATCCGAATGAGGTCGCGGTTAAAATCGCGACTCAGCACTTAACGCAAGTGGCGATTGCAACAGGTGTCGAGGGTGAGTTAACGGACACCAACGTGCTGCATAACAAGCCGATGATGGCCGACTTTGCGCTGCGCAAGGACGACCCGCAGTACTCTGAGGTCAAGCGCTACTCAAAAGCCGGTGGCGCATCTAAGCCCGTCGCTCAGGCGGAACCAGTTGCTCAGGCTGCGCCGGCTACTCAGGCGGAGCCAGTTGCTCAGGCGGATGACGACACGCCGCCGTGGATGAAATAGCACTAGCCTAGCAAGCAAGGTTGTATAAACGAAAGGGCTGAAAGGCCCTTTTTTTACCGGCATAAAACATGAAAACAATCGACAAGATATTTAATAACTATGAATCGGAATCCGATGGTCCGCGCGGACATCTGGGCGGTTCGCAAATAGGGCATCCGTGCTCAAGGGCGCTGTGGTACGGGTTTCGATGGGCCGAGTCTAAACAGTTCGACGGCAGGATGTTGCGACTGTTTCAGCGCGGGCATAGGACCGAGCATGTCTTTATTGGTGAGCTTGAGAAGGCGGGCGTAACGATCTATCAATACGACCCAAACACTGGCGAGCAATTTAATTATAACGCCTTCGGTGGGCATTTCGCCGGATCAACAGACGGCGTTGGGAAGGGTGTTGCGGAAAACCCAGAGGTCTGGCACCTGCTCGAGTTCAAGACTCATAATGAAAGGTCTTTTAAAACCCTTGAGACTCAAGGCGTTGAGAAGTCTAAACCCGAGCATTTCTCGCAAATGCAAATTTATATGCACTGGTCTAAATTAAAGGCCGCGTTTTATCTGGCGGAGAATAAAAACAACGATTCGCTGTATAGCGAAGTCATAGAGTATAACGCGGATGTTGCCGCGCGGTTACTAAATAAAGCCGAGCGAATTATTGAGTCGTCGACACCGACTGAACGGGTTAGCGACGATCCAGATTATTACCGGTGCGGTCCTAAGTGGTGCGAGTTTAGAGACATATGTCAGGGCCGTAAAACTGCAAAAGTCAATTGCCGTACTTGCGTTCACTCCACGCCAAGCACGTCAGGTAGCGGCGCACAGTGGACGTGTGCGCGGTTTCGCGACTCGGTGATACCTTTGCAAGCCCAGCGTGCCGGGTGTCCTGAGCATCGGTTTATACCGGATCTTATCCCATGGGCCAAGGCTGTTGACGCGTCTAAAGATGATAACTGGGTTGAGTATGAGCTTGATGGCGGGTTCCGTTTCAGGAACGGATTTGGCGGCGAGAACGGTTACACATCAAACGAGTTATCGGCGGTAGATAAATCCAGCGTTGGATTCCTGCTGGGTGATAGCACCATTACAAGCCTGCGCGATCATTTAAACGCGGAATTAATCGAGTACAAAAAAAATGAAGTTTAAAAACGTCGGCGTTATAGGTGATACGCATATCCCATACACACATCCGGATTACTTGGATTTTTGCTTGAGTGTTTTTGATTACTGGGGAGTCGATACGGTTGTTCACATCGGTGACTTGATCGACCATCACGCGCTGTCCTTTCATCAGTCAGAAGCACGGCTGAAGGGCGCGCATGGTGAGTTGCTGGATGCTATCGATCAGCTACAGCCGTGGTACGAAGCGTTTCCAAAATTAACGCTATGCGGCGGGAACCACGATCTCATCCCGGCAAGGCAACTGAAAAACATCGGCATGGATGCCGAGGTATGGATGAAGCCGTTGGGTGAGGTTTATCAGTTCCCAAGGGGTTGGAGTCTTGTCGACACTATCACTATCGATGGAGTTCTATATCATCACGGTTATACCGCAAACGGCGTTAATGGCTTTCGACGTGACGCCGAGCAGAGAATGTGCAGGACCGTCACGGGCCACGCACATGGTAACGCTGGCATAAGCGCCAGCGCGTCCGAGCATCGGCTGGTATGGGGCATGGCCGTGGGCTGCGGCGTTGATAACGAGTCGATGGCCTTTGCTTATGGCAAGCACTTCATGCGAAAACCAATCCTTGGCTGCGGCGTAGTCATTGAGGGTGAGCCACACGTTCACTATATGCAACTGGGAGAAAAATCATAATGTACCAATTAAACGTAAAACTTAACATCGGCGATAAGACTCCAGATAACCATACTTATCTTGGTTGGGCCAAGTATCATATCGAGCTATTTGACGATATTAAATTGATGAATGACAGAATCGAGTTCTGGGAGTCAGTCGGTGTGACAGCAACACGCGGGAAGTTAACGGAAAAGAGCATCTAATGAAATTAAGAGACTATCAAGAGAGCAGCGTTAATTCGCTGCTCAGTTGGAACTATCGAGATCAAGGCAATCCTCTGATCGTGTTACCTACGGGTGCCGGCAAGTCGATTGTCATCGCCGAATTCATAAAGCGGATTATGTCATTCTCCGGTCAGAGAGTCATCATGCTTGTTCACAGCAAGGAACTGGTGGCGCAAAATGCTGATAAACTTTTAAAGTTATACCCAGACGCGGATGTTGGGATATATTCTGCATCGCTCGGGAGGCGCGACATAACATCAAACATATTATTTGCCGGCATCCAGTCGGTTTACAATAAAGCCAATTTGCTGGGCAAGTTTGACATAGCCATCATCGATGAGTGTCACACTATATCGGCAAAAGATGAAGGTATTTACAGAACCTTTATATCGGCGCAGTTAGCCATCAACCCAAAGTTTGTAATTGCCGGGTTGACTGCCACGCCATTCAGGACCGGGCACGGAACGATTCTCGAGGGTGATGCACCGCTTTTTGGCGGGATTGCCCACGAAGTTAACTTGCTCGACTTATTCGATGCCGGGCACCTGTCGCCGGTTATTCCCAAGCAGCCGGTCACGACCATCGATACGTCCGGCCTACATACCCGGATGGGTGAGTTTATACCAAAAGAAATTGACGCCGTCGCTAACACGGATGAGATAACAAAGGCGGCTGTTACTGAAATGATCGAGCAGGGGCGCGACAGGAAGTCGTGGCTTGTATTCTGCTCTGGTGTGGACCATGCCGAAAATGTGGCGAGAGAGATACGATCTAGGGGCGTGACGTGCCAAGCGATCACCGGGAAGACACCAAAGCATCAGCGAGATGAGTGGATTGACCAACACGGTCGCGGGTCGTTACAGTGTCTCACAAACGCGAACGTTTTAACGACCGGGTATGATTGCCCACGGCTAGATCTGATTGCTCTTCTGCGGCCTACAAAATCGCCGGTTTTATATATTCAGATGATCGGTAGGGGAACGCGATTATGCCCGGAGACCGGCAAGCAAAATTGCTTGGTCCTAGATTTTGCCGGCAACGTGATGAGACATGGTCCGATTGATTTAATCAAGCCTTGGGCGCCTACGTCGGGAGATAGCGGGTCAGGCGATGCGCCGGTTAAGATGTGTCAGACGTGCCGCACGCTTTGCCCGGCGTCGTCAAAATCATGCATCAACCCGACGTGCCATTACGTGTTCCCTGAGAACACTGATCCGAAGCATGAAGCCCGCGCCGGTGTATTGAGCCTGCTATCAGACCGCGACAGGCCCCTACACGACCCGATCATCACGGTACCGGTCACTGCTATGGGGTTCACCAAGCACGCCGGCAAGCGCGGACGGCCGCCAACGATTAAGGCGACTCTGATCCATAGCCAGAAAGACTCCGGGTTTGGTAACGTCGATGAGTACTTATGCGTAAAGCACGGCGGGCCGGCTTCATCGAGCGCGTTGCGAACGATGCAGAAACTTGGTATACACCTGACCGTGATGGATT